TAACATTATCGTCAAGACCGGCGAGGTGCCGCTGGTCGGCAATGTCGGCGAGAACGTCGAGCCGCCGGTGCTGGCCTTGATCGATCCCGACACCGCGGTGACGACCGACCCGGAATTCACCCTGACGGCGACCGGCAGCGATTTTGAGGCCGGAAGCCGCATCGTGCTTGGCCTGGTCGACGCGCCGACCACGTTTATTGATGATTCCACCCTGACCACGCTGATCAACCCGGCACTTTTTCTGCCTGGCGATGTTGCCGTCACGGTCAGAACCGGCCCGTCGGTGTCGGCGGCCTCTAATTTGACGTTTACGGCCCCCGCCGGCGGCGAAACGGCCCGAAAAGGGAGGCGGTGATGCCCAAGAAGGCCAAAAAAGCGAAAAAACAAGCCAAAAAATCCGCTAAAGTGGCCGAGAAGCGTCGAAAAGCGGATGTGAAGCGGACGAAACCCAAAAAGAGGAAGAAATCGATGGCTGCACGCAAGGACGACGAATACGAAGGCAAAAAGACCCCGGAACCGGCAAAAACCGACAAATCCGCCAATGATGAAGGCGTCGAAGCCGCCACCGCCGCGGTGCTTTCGGACGATCCGATGGGTCAGCCGCCTGATTCTCCGCTATCTCCCACCGAGGCCGCCAAGGCCGAGCAGGGTGATAAAGTCGATCTGTCAGGATCTCCTGGTTCAGCCGGCGAGCATGTGCCGGTTTATAGCCCTGAAGAGCCTCGGCCCGACCCGGCGCCGAAGAAACCTGCGGCGTGACCGAAGAACCGCCGCCCAAGCCTGCGACACGGGCGGACCCGAACGATTACGCGGGTCCGCGCAACGTGTTGCGCGAGCTGCACGGCGGCGCTGTGGCGGCCAACGAGATCGTGGAAACCAAGGCGAAGTTCGATCAGAACTTCCCCGAGGTGCCGCTGCCGCGCTACGACATCACGCCGGAGGTGCCGCCAATGGCGCCGTTCGACCGGCCGCCGATGCAGAAAACCACAGGTCCAGTTCCTCCAGGCCGCCCGATCAAGTACAAAGGCGGAATGATCGACGTTAAAAGGCCCTAGTTGGCCGCGGTTAATGCTTGATTGAGGCCCCGATGACGGACACCAGATACCGGCACCGCCGGACGTCGAACCCGTCGACGCCTTTCCCGAACCCGATTGAACCCGGCGAGATCGCGGTCAACACCGCCAATCGCCAGATCGCCGTCGGCGACGCCGGCGCCGCCACCGGCGCGCCGTTGCAGCTCATTGCGCTGCGCTTCTTCTCGACCCAGGCCGCTTACGTCGCCAATGACATGGTCGTCCAGGCCGGCGTGGTCTACCGCGCCAAGGGCACCATCAGCCCTGGCGCGTTCAATCCGACCCAATGGGACATGCTGACCGGCGCGGTTGATCCGCAATACGTCGAAACCGCCGGTGACGTCATGACCGGCATGCTCACCTTGCCGGCGACAGCTCCTTCCAGCGGCAACCACGCCACCAACAAGACCTATGTCGACACCCGCGACAACGTCGCCCTCGCCGCCGCCAGCGCCGCCCAGGGCACCGCGGATGCGGCCGCCACCAGCGCCAATAACCGCGTTCTCAAGGCCGGCGACGTCATGACCGGCATGCTGACGCTGCCGGTCACGGCACCTAGCATCGGCGAGCACGCTACCAACAAGACCTATGTCGACGGCGCGATCGCGGCGAAGGCCAGCGTCGTCGTTTCGCCGACACCGCCGGTCGGCGTGCCGGACAACACGTTGTGGTTTGAAAATGACAGCGGCAAGCTATTCCTAAAATACAATGACGGCACCGGCGCCACGCAATGGGTCGAGCAGGTGCCGAACAACAGCGCGGCCGTCAGCAACGATGTCAGCTACCTGCCGCAGGTATTGGCGGTCAGCGAGGCGACGCAGGCGCGCAAGAACGTCTACGCGGCACCATTCGACGCCATCGGTTGGTCAGGTCTTCAAATAAACGGTGGTTTTGAACTTAACCAGGAGGGTTTGACCGCAGCCGTACACGGCGGCGCTTTTGCCGATGGCTGGAAACTGCTCAAGACCGGCACGATGGTGGTCAGCGGGCAGACGGTTCTGGCTGCGGTTTTTCCCGTCGGACTTCCTGCCGTGGGCTTGATATCTGTCGGCACCGCGCAGGCGTCGTTGGCCGCGGGAGATTTCATCGGCATGTATCAGCCTATCGAGGGCTACCGCGTATCGCGACTGGCGTGGGGCACCGCGAATGCGCAGCCAATCACACTCGGTTTCTGGTCGCGGCATATAAGGACGGGGCTGTACAGCGGCACGATACGCAACGGCGCCACGGATCGTTCCTATGCCTTCACCTACACCCATGCCGTTGCCGATACGCCGCAATACAACACGATCACGATTCCGGGCTGCACCGACGGTGTCTGGCCGACCACCAACCAGGTCGGGATCTACCTGGCGTTTTCCAATGGCTGCGGCACCACACTGACGGCGCCATCGGCGAATGCGTGGGTCACCGGCAGTTATCTCGCTGCACCGGGTCAGGTGAATGGTGTCACGGCAACGTCCGACATCTTCCGTATCGGCGGCGTCGGCGTTTTCCCTGGCAGCGAGGCGCCGTCCGCGGCGCGATCCGCGTTGATCATGCGGCCTTACGCTGACGAGCTGCCGGTCTGCCAGCGTTACTGGAGCCAGTTGGGCGACACCAGCATCGGCGTAACGCTGACGTTCCAGGGCAGCGCGGTTACGGCGGGCTTTAACATCAGTACCACCTACAAGCTGCCGGTGACGATGCGGGCCAAACCGACCATCGCTTTGACGGGTACTTGGACCCAAGTTAACACCGGGACGGTTAACTATTACGCCGATCCAGGAAGCGTTGGTGTCCAGTTACTGCCACCCGCAGCAGGCGCATTTCACTGGTACGGCAATGGTGGTCGTCTGACCGCAGACGCGAGGCTCTGATGGCCATCCTCGATTTTCCCCCCTCGCCCGCCATCGGCACGCTCTACCCGAACCCGGCTGTGCAGGGCCAGCCGCAATACACCTACGACGGCGAGAAATGGGTCTCAGGCACCGGCGGCGGCGCGATCTACATCTCGGATTCCGCGCCGGCCGCGCCGGTGGGCAGCCTGTGGTGGGAATCCGATACCTCGATCCTCTACGTCAGGTATTTCGACGGCGACTCGACGCAGTGGTGCCAGGTGCTGAACGGCCCGGCGGACGCCGTGCGCTTCGGCACCGCGCAGTCGCTGACCGCGCCGCAGCAGGCGCAGGCGCGCAGCAATATTTACGCGGCACCCTTCGACGCCCTCGCCTATTCAGGACTGCAAATAAACGGGTCGATGGAGGTCAGTCAGGAGCGCGGGGCTGCCGTGACTACAGCTACTGCCGGCTCCATCGTCGATGGCTGGAAAATGTATTTTGTAGGCACTATGGCGATGTCCGGTATGCAAGCCACCGGGTCGTTTACTAGCTTCCCGAACAACATCATCATGTATCCAACGACGGCGCAAACAACGCTAGGGGCGAGCGATTACAGTGTCGTCATCCATTTCATTGAAGGTTATCGGATCGGCCGGCTGGCGTGGGGAACGGCCAACGCGCAACCGCTTACGCTTGCCTTCTGGACCAACCACGCACGGGCCGGGCTATACAGCGGCGGCGTTAGCAACAACGCGGACAACCGTAGTTATGTCTTCACTTACACGCAAGCCGCCGCCAACACGCCGCAGTATAACGTCATCACCATTCCCGGCTGCACTGATGGAACGTGGCTGACGGACAACGGTCGCGGCATTTACATAGCGTTCTCGAATGGAAACGGAGCCACCAGGACCGCGCCATCGGCCAATACATGGCTGGTGGGTAACTATTATGCCGCGCCTGGTCAGGTTAACGGCGTGCAGACGACGAGTGATGTTTTCCGTCTTGGCGGCGTCGTCGTCCTCCCCGGCATCGAAGCGCCATCCGCCGCGCGCTCGGCGCTGATCATGCGGCCTTACGGCGAGGAGTTGCAGACGTGTCGACGTTATTTGCAAGCTCCGCAAAGCAACGGTTACACGGGTTTTACTCCCCTCGCATCTATGGCCCGTCTGGGCATTGTGTTTCCTGTGCTGATGCGAGCCGTACCGACGGCAGTACCCATAAATGGTGCCCTTGTAGGCGTGAACTCAGCCACCACGAACGCTACCGCAACCGTTATGAATATGACGAACCCTGGCCTGTCTGG